AGCCTGATCACGCCGGAGGCTCACGCCCTCGCCGACGAGCTGGCGGCGATCGCCGGCGTCGGCGCAGGCACCGACACGCCGCCGGGCTGGTGCGGGGCCGCCCACCGGGTGCAGACGTGGCTGTCCCGCGGCTGGACGCGAGACGCGGTGCTGATCGGCGCCCGCGCCTCGATGGCGCGCAAGCGCGACGGGCCGCCCGGCGGTGTCGGCTACTTCGAGCCCGCCATCGCCCGCGAGATCGCGGCACAGGCAAAACCGATCCCCGAGGTTGTCACCCTCCCGGCCAAGACCATTCACGGAGACCCCCATGGATCCTATCGGCAAGGTCGCGGCGACGGCTTTGCGGCGATCGCCGCCCACTACGCCGCCCGCGCTACCGGCGGCGGTTGACGGCGGGCCGCCGGCGCTGGTCGACCGGGTCACCGATTACGAGCTGCCGCGCCTGTTCAGCGCGGTGTCAATCACCGGCCAGCCGCGGCCGCTGGTCAGGGCCTTGGACGCCAACGAGCGGTCACGGCTGGAGCGCCGCGCCGCCGAGCTTCGCACAGGGCTCGGTGCGTTCGGGGCGGGCGACGCCGACGCGGTCAGGGCCGCGCTGTCGGCGATGCTGACGGGCTACCGATCGATGCGCCAGCAGGGAGACGAGGCACATGCGACGGTGGCGATCATGGCCAGGGTGCTCGCCGAGTTCCCGCGCTGGGCCATCCAGCGCGCATGCCTGATGGTCGCGCGCGGCGAGGCTGGGCTGGATCGGCGCTGGCCGCCCAACGACGCGGAGATGCACGCCATCGTCGCGAGAGTCGTCGAGCCGTACCGAGACACGCTCGCCCGCGTCGCTGCCATGCTGGCCGCGCCGGTCGAGGCGCCCGCGGCGCGCCGCTTGTCTCGACCGCGCGAGACGGTCGAGACGCGGCGCGGCCACGTCGCTCGGGTGATGGCCGACATGGACGCGAGGCGCGCGGCCCGGGGTGAAGCCACAGCGCCGGGAGTGTGACCATGCCGGCACTCCCTCAGGACGGAGGGGCGCAGCATCTCGAGATGGTGATGCTTGCAGCCCGCCGCCTCGGGCGCCGCAGCGGCGCCGGTTGAAATGCCCGGGGCGTGACAGCGCCCCGGGCGCCTACGTGGTGGTCAGACGATCACGCCGTCTCGGCGCGCGGCTCGATCTCGATCGCCTCGCCCTCGGTCTCCGGCGACAGCCAGACCGAAGCGCCGCGCTCGTCGGCGATCTGCTGCGCCACCCGGTGCGCCTCGTCGCTCTGGAGTCCGGCCGTGATGGCTTGGCCCTGGCTGTCGGTGATCATGTAGGTGGTCATCGTGTCCCCCTTGATGTGCCCCGAGGCGCTGGCTTGATCTCGTCGATGAATTTGAGTATACATATATTCATGGACCAGTCAATAGCGGTACACCAAAAAAAACGAGGGCGAGGCAGGCCCGCGACGGGACGCGACCCGCTGCTCTCTGCGCGCGTGCCTGATGCGGTGCGGGAGCGGGTCGACCGATATGCCGCCGAGCGCGAAATCACGCGATCGGAGGCCGTCCGCGAGCTGCTGGAAACGGCCCTCGATCAGCGGCCCGCCGGGCCGCGCGCCGCGAAGTGATCCGCCGTCTCCTCCAGGAGCCAGCGGAAGCGCGACGCGACTTGCCGCGTCGCGCGGTCGCCAGCGCGGCCGCGGGCCGTCGCGATTGCCGCGAAGCTCGTCCGATCGCCGATCACGGCTCGCAGCATCCGGGCGCCAACGACGCCGACGGCGTGCTCGACCCGGCGCATCAGCGCCTGTACCCGCCGGGCGTCCTGCACCGCGTAGCCGATGGACAGCTCATGGCGCTCGGCCATGTCGACGCGGCCGCCGTCGAGCCAGTTCGACGAGCCGCCGATCCGGGCGGCGCGCTCGAATGCCTCCTGGAGCACGCGGCCGACCTGATAGGCTGCCTCGCTGATGCGGCCGTGGCTGCGCTCGTCCTCCAGGATGTCGGTCCTGGTGTTAGCCGTGGCGAGCAGGCGCGCGCCGGGCTCCATCGGGTCCGGAACGGCGACGACCGCGGTGCGGATGGCGGCTCCCGCCGGAGGCCGAGCGAGGCCCTGGGCGGGGGCGCGGACCGATCGGCGATCGGCGTAGCGGCCGGTCGGGCGGGCGGGACGGATCGGGGGCATGAGCGGGGGTCACTCCGTGGGAGCCCATGCGTGGGCGATGTTTTGATGGTGCGTCAATACGGTGATCTACTTAGGTAACAGACTTGACCGGACCGGCAAAACCTGCAAAATGACCATCGTCGAATTCATGCGCGCCGCGGTCCTCCGCCGGCGCGTTTTTTGTGCCTGCTGTCCTCATGGCTGACCTGTCCCGCCTCTACGATTTAGCGCGGCGGGTCGACCGCCTGGCCCCGCCGGACCGGCGACGCCCCGATCGGTTCACCGAGCAGAAGTCCGAGTTGGCGGCCGAGCTGCGGGCGATCGCCCGCGAGGCCGGCGCCCGGCCGGTGCTCCCCGTCGGTGGCCAGCCGACCGTCATCCGGGTGCGCGGCAGGCCAGTGCTGGTGCAGCGCCGGCGGGCAGGCTTCGGCCTCGGATAGCCTCCGATAATCATCCTTCTCGGAGCCTGATGAGCTTGCAACCATCGCGATTTCCGAACTCTCGGGGGAGTTCGGAACGGCCCACCGCAGAGCCTTAAATACCTCAACACTATCAATAAGATGGATTCGATATGCTCGCCTCCCGCCGGGTCGCCAGATTGCGAGCCCGTCGGCAGGAGGCGAGCCAGGCCCGCGCCTCCACGGCGAGCCGGGCCGCCGCCTACATCCGGGTGTCGACCGAGGAGCAAGCTACCACCGGACACGGGCTCGACGCGCAAGAGCGCGCGGTCCGCGCCTTCGCCGAGAGCCAAGGCTACGAGCTGATTGCGGTCGTGTCGGACCCAGGCGTGTCCGGGGCGACGGCGCCGGCCTCGCGGCCAGGCTTTTCACGGTTGACCGAACTCGCCTCGTCGGGTGCGTACTCGGTGCTTCTGGTGTGGAAGTTCGACCGGCTCGCCCGGCAGATCGTCTACGCCGTGACCGCCGTCCAGGAGCTGGCCGAGCAGCACGGGGTGGTGATCAGATCGGTTACCGAGCCGATCGACACGGCAACGCCCATGGGGCGGACGATCTTCGCCGTGCTCGCCGGCATGGCCGAGCAGGAGCGCCAAGCCATCACCGAACGCACCTGGTCTGGCCGGCGCGAGAAGGCTGAGCGCGGCGGGTTCGCCGGCGGGATGGCGCCGCTCGGATACGAGCGTGACCGCGACGGAGGGCTGATGCCCTCGGCCGAGGCTGACACTGTGCGCAGCATCTTCGCGATGCGCGCCGAGGGCGCGAAGCTGCAATCGATCGCCGACCGACTCAACGCCGACGGCATTCCAACCAAGAGAGGCGGCACATGGCGACCGTCTCAGGTGAGCTACATCCTCGACAATCCGAAGTATCGTGGGGCCGTCGAGTATCTGTTCCGGATGGGTGGTGCCGACGTCCATGTGCTGCGCGATGGCACGCACACTCCGATCATCCGATAGCCGTCTGCGCGGGCCGTGAACCCCCTCTCACGCGCGCTCGATCTCCGGGGCTGAAACCGGAGGGACCTCCACTGACGGGGCGGCAAACGGGGTTCGAGGCCCCGTCCTATTTCTTGGCTCTGATGAGGCTGTGATGGGCGATGTGATCACGTTCCCGGCCGGCCGCATGAGACTGCCCGACGAAGGCTCGCCGGAGGCGGCTTGGCTGGACCAGATTGCCGCCATCGTGCGGGCCGGAACCGGCTGCACCGCCGAGCGCGCCGTCTTCGTCGCGGCGCGGGTGATGCGGGCGATCGAGACGCAGCCGTGAAGCGTCACCCGAGCGGGCGACCGATCCGGCCCCGTCGCGTCGTCGGCCTGCCGATCACCCGCGAGCCGCACGACGAGCCGTTGACCCCGGGACTCCGCCGCGCCGACCTGCCCGACCGCATCGGCTTCCATGTCGGACTCCTCCCCGACAACCAGGACGAGGACGACGAATGAAAGACGAGAAGGCCATCGACGACGCGATCCGGGCAAAGGGCCTCACCGCGCCGCGCGTCACGCCCGAGCACGTCGACGCGCAGATCGTCGGCGAGACCTACCACGTCTTCCCGGGCACCACCCTGACCGTGTGCGCGCTCACGCTGCGAAACGGCTTCCAGGTCGTCGGTCACGCGGCGTGCGCATCGCCCGAGAACTTCGATGCGGAGATCGGCCGCAAGGTCGCCCGCGACAACGCCCGGAGCCAGATTTGGGCGCTGGAGGGCTACCAGCTCCGCAGCTTTCTGATGCACGCCGACCGTGCGCGTGGGCGGCGCGCCTCCTGAGAACAGACCAGTAACAGGGCGGATCGCAATGGCGAAAGTCAAGTTTGTGCACCGCTGCGACAACGGCTTCGGCGGCCATATCTGGCGCATCGGGGCATGGTTCGAGGCGCAGCGCAGTGGGCACGGCCACATCGCCTATATCAGGCTATGGCGACTTCATTGGTGGGGAGACCCGCACCGCGGCGGTACGGTCCACTGGTTCTGGCGCTGAGATGGCAAAGTTCAAGCCCGGCCAGTCCGGCAATCCTGGCGGAAGGCCGAAGACCATCGCCGAGGTGCGCGACCTGGCGCGAGCCAAGACCGCCGAGGCGATCAACGCCCTGGCGCACATCGCGACGGCCGGAGAGAGCGAGGCCGCGCGGGTGAGTGCCGCTGTCGCGCTGCTTGATCGCGCATGGGGGCGGCCACCACAGGCGATAACGGGCGCCGACGGAGAAAGCCCCGTCGCGGTCGTCAGCAGGATCGAACGTGTCATCGTCCGACCGAACCAGAAGCCTGAGGATGCCGACGGCTGAGGTATTCACGCCTCTGCTCGCGCCGGCCCGCTACAAGGGGGCGTATGGCGGCCGCGGCTCCGGCAAGTCGCACGTCTTCGCCGAGATGCTGATCGAGGACGCGCTGGCGAACAAGGGCCTGCTGTCGGTGTGCATCCGCGAGGTGCAGCGGACCTTGGCCGACAGCGCCAAGCGCCTGATCGAGGCGAAGCTCGTCGCGCACAAGCTCACCGAGGCCGACGGCTTCAAGGTGTGGCGCGAGCGGATCGAGACGCCGGGCGACGGCGTGATCATCTTCAACGGCATGGCCGACCACACGGCCGAGTCGATCAAGAGCCTGGAGGGCTTTCGCCGCGCCTGGATCGAGGAGGCGCAGACCCTGTCGGCGCGATCGCTGACCCTGCTGCGCCCGACCATCCGGGCCGAGGGCTCGGAGATCTGGGCGAGCTGGAACCCGCGGCGCAAGACCGATCCGATCGACCTGCTGTTGCGCGGCTCGCCGCCGACCGGCGCCGTCGTGGTGCAGGCGAACTGGCGGGACAATCCGTGGTTCCCGGCGGTGCTGGACCAGGAGCGCCGCGACTGCCTGCGCGACGATCCGGACCAGTACGATCACATCTGGGAGGGCGGCTACGTGTCGGCCCTGACCGGAGCCTATTTCGCCAAGCACCTCGCCACCGCGAAGGCCGAGGGCCGCATCGGCAGGGTCGTGGCCGATCCGCTGATCCGGCGCCGTGCTTTCTGGGATCTCGGGGGCGCGGGCGCCTCGGCCGACGCCATGGCGATCTGGGTCGCCCAGTTCGTCGACCGCGAGATCCGGGTGCTCGACTACATCGAGGGCGTCGGCCAGGTGCTCGCCCACTACGTCGCCGAGCTGCGCGCACGCGGCCACGGCGAGGCGCTGTGCGTCCTGCCGCACGACGGGGTCAACACCAACACGATCACCGGCAAGCGGTACGAGGACCATGTCCGCGACGCCGGCTTCGAGGTCGAGGTGGTGCAGAACCAGGGGCGCGGCGCCGCGATGATGCGCATCGAAGCCGCCCGGCGGCTGTTCCCCCGGATCTGGTTCGACGCCGCCGCCACGGAGGCCGGGCGCGATGCGCTCGG